GTCTGTGCACCAGACTCAGCAACCTTATAGATTGTTCTGATAACTTCTCTGTTGATCTCTGCAAGAATCTCTGTTGAAAGAATGTTTGCAAGTTCTGCTTCAGCATTCAATCCGTGGATTGCTTTAAGATCTTGAGCTAGCTCTAATGAGTACTCAGCTTTGAGAGCTCTGGACTTCGCAGTCACAGTAACTTTCTCGATGCTGAATGCCATCTCGTTGAAAGCATTAGAAGTAGCATCGCCCATCTTCTCAGCGTCATCAGTACGCATACCTTGTCCAGTTGGATAGGTAGTAGCAGACTGAGAACCCTGTGGGTTAAGAGCAGCTGGGTTTGAAGCATCTGTTAAACCAGTACCACCAGTTGTACCGAAACCAACTGATCCACCTGAGAATCCGTTTGTTAGGTTACTGCTGTTATTCTGTGAGGAGAATGATGTATCTGGCTCGTTGAATAGTGCTTCTGTTCCGTCCTGAGTGGAGAATCTAGATCTCATTGCGAAGATGAGTCCAGTAGGTCCAGTCATTGGTTGTACACCTGCTAGGTCATAAGCGACCAAGTTAGGCATAGCACGACGGATTAAGGAGATCAATACAGGGTCGAAACCTGCTACTGTTTGACCACCTGAAGAGGTGAAACCTCCGTTTCCAACTGAGTTAGTTGGAGCAGCTTCATGTAAGAATTCTTTTTCTTCACGAAGTGCAATTTCTTGGTTTTCTAGGAGTTGTGCAGTAACCGCCTTACGGTGTGCATCTTTAATAGGATCTAAACCCTCATATTCTAGAAGGGGAGACCACTTCTCCTGCAAAACCTCATTGCTAGGCATTTGCATTTTTTTTACCTTTTTAGGAATTAGTTTGAAATTTATAATTTAAAAATCACTTTCTAGCAACTCTACCCAGAGTTTGCATGTATGCTTCCATTGCGGAAGAAACTTGTCGTGGACTATCCACTTGAGTTCCCTCAGATATGGTTTCTGAGTGAGCACTTGGAGCACTAGTGTTAGTTGATGGGAAATAAGATTCTCTTAAACTAACTAGTTTCTCACGATAGTCTGTTTCACTTTCAAACTCAACATTTGAGGCAAGAGAAGCGAGTTTTTCCTTCTGTGAAAGTGCTAGACCTTCGGCTACATCTGCTAAGATGACATCAGAAGTTGACTCTGCAAGTCTTTGATTTAGAGCAACGTTTCTTTCGATTTGCTCGTTGAGTTTACTCTCCATTTCATCAAGTTTATCTACCATGCTTTCAAGAACATCGTATTTGTCTTCAGGGACAGATACATAATGCTCTTCAAACAATGACTTCATACCTTCTAGGAAGGATTCAGTCATTTCTGTTTTGAGACCTGACTCTACTTGCAACTGATTCTCCTGAATCCACTCATCGGCAACGTACTCAAGATATGCGTCAACTCTCTCTGTTAACTCATCTCTTACGCTTGCTACCTCTTCAACAAGTGCTTGCTCGTATGCGGTCTGCAAATTCTCTTTAATTTCTGAAACTTTTTCTTTAATTGCAGCTTCAAAAATTGTTCTTGCCTTGGATTGGAACTCTTCAGAAAGTTCTTCGCCTTCAAAGAGTGCTTGAACGTCTTGCTCAACGTCCACTGCATAATCCTCTTCTTCAACGATTTCTTCTTCAGATGTTTCCCCTTCAGCAACTACTTCATCTGTAGTAGTTTCTTCTTCAGCAACTACTTCATCTGTAGTAACCTCATCTTCAGAGATTTCCTCTCCTTCTAGTTCGTTACTAGACATAACAGGCATAGGTTCTGCTGGCTTTGCTTTTGCATTAACAACATCTTTAACAGATGCAAGCTCAGGAATCTTTAGCTTGTTTGAGTCGTCGTCTGGTTTTGAGTTTGTAGGTGTAGGTCCACCTAGATCCTCATATGATGCACCGCCAGATACCATTGGTTCTGCGGGCTTGGCGTTTTTGGTTACTACGTTATCCATTTTTTGTAAATTGCTACCAAGGGCTAATTGATTTTTGTAAAATCTGATATTATTTATAGAACTTATAGATTTGATAAGAAATCATTAAATAAGTTCAACTTGTACTCTTCGAGTCTTTTTTGATCGACAAGTGTATTAATACGCTTTTCGGTCTTTTCTGCGAGTTGTTCACGAAGGATTCCACCTTCCCAAACCCACTCTTTTCCTTCCATAATTCCATTCACAAAAGCGTCTGGAGCAGAAGGATCTGCTACTATATCAGCAGCAGTTGCTAGTTGGAAATCTTCTCCAACAACTTTACAACCGTGCATATCTTCTTTGAGTGATCCAACACCACGAGAAGATACTCCAAGTTTTACACCCTCATCTATTAATGACGATGCAATTTTACCCATAGGGGTTGATAATAAAGTTGCCTTACCTACAAAATTATTTCCCTCTCTTACAAGTGAAGTAATCTTGTGTGATACACGATCTAAGTTAACTGTAGGACCATCAGGATGACCAAGTTCACCTAATGCTCTACCCTTACCGACAAAGTTTTCATTGTATCTACCAACTTCTCTATCGAGAGTGTCGATTGGATACATTCTTCCATTACGGTTTTTAATTTCACCTTGAAGGAATATACCTTCAATACACATTCTTTTTTTACTACCTTTTCCTTCAGTAATAATTTTAACGTTTGATACTTCTTCGGTAATTAGTTTCATTTTCTTAGTTTGTGTATCCTAATTTTGTGAATTTCAAAGCTCCACCAGTTCCAAAAATTTCATCTGTTGGATTTTTTTCAACAATTTCACTAGTATTATTGATCATCGAGAATGATCCAATAATTTGTCCAGTGCTATCTCTTACAGTCACCACTACAGTTGAACCAGAAACATTTAAAATTCTAACAACCGTAGCTGTTCCGCAATTTGTTGCGTTACTAGCTCCTGCTGTTAATGCAGTTTCTGCACCTTTAACTAATAGTCTACTCATCTTCTTGAGGTTCCTCTTCGGTTTCTACTTCAGTTTCAAGTTCTGCTGTTGGTTCTTCTGGTTCTTGCCCAAATAAACTTGCTGCAGCGTATCCTTTCATACCATCAATTTTCTCACCAGCTTTTGCATAAATCATAGACTTTAAAGTGTCTGTAATTTCTGCAGGTGATGAATCAGTGGCGATCAAATCCAACACATTTGTTGGTTGAGCATCATTTTCTTCCATAAAAATACTATAATTATATAATTTATTTATATCTCGGCTTTCCTAGCGTCTTTTTGTGCTTGTGCATCAGTTACTTCACCTTGTGCTTCAAGGTCTGGATCTTGGGGAACTTCACCCATTTCACCACCTTCTTGAGGTAGAGGTTGTCCTGTTATTGGATCTATTTGTGATGGGTCAGGTAGTATTCCTTTTTCAATCTCATCTTCAATTTGTTGATCTAGTTCTATAATTTCAGTATCTGTTTGTCTTAAAATTTTCTTTCTTACATACTCAGTAGAATAGAACTTACCAATATATGGTTCAATAGTTGCTAGATTACCTAAACGACTTTGAAGCATTTCAGATTCTTTGAGTTCTGCAAACTGATTATCATATAAGAAATCATATTGAATATGCTCACCCATTGATTCCCAATCCTCTGGTGTTACAATGTTCTTTAATATTAATTGAGTGCGAAGCATATCATTGAACATTGCAGAAAATCTCTTTCTCAATCTTCCAACAAATTTTGAAAATTTAAGTTCATCTCTCAATATCTCTGATGATCTACCTAAATTAAATCCACCATCTGCAGCGATTCTTGACTCAGGTACACCTAACGCACGGTATAATTTTTTCTGGAAATATTCAATATCAGATAATTCACCAAGATTCTGTCCACCAGGTAAAGTTGTAATTTCAGTTCCACGACCACCTTCTCTACGAGGCAACCAGAAATCTTCTAGCATACTCATAAACTTACGATCATCTCTAACTTCACCAGTATTTGCATCATAAACTAACTTATTACGATAACGACTCATAACCTCTTTTAGGTATTGCTCTGCTTTTACCTTTGGTAGATTACCAACATCAATATAAAATATTCTTCTTTCTGGTGCTCTTGATAATCTATAAATTACAAGACTATCTTCAATCATTCTCAATTGATTGAGTGCCTTGATTGCTTTATGTAAGTATGATAAAACTGTTCCTTTATTACGATCAACTAAACCAGAACTACAGTATACTACAGAATCTTTTGCGATTTTTACTGATCCTTTTCTACCACCAGCACCTGCAATCATACCTGAGTTATAATTTGGTTTTGCTGTATATAAAAAATATTCCTCAATCTCTGGTTCATTAATATTTTCTTGAGGACCTTTAGGACCAAGATCTAATAATCTAGTTTTAGGATCTTGTTTCTTCTGTTGACGAACAAACTTCATCTTCATAGGATCAATGTATCTTAGATCCTGTATACCAGCCATCGGATTTTTAACATCAATGACTTTTAAATAGTATAATCTACCATCAATATACCAGTTTCTGAATATTTCATGAGCCTTCCTATCGAAGTCCATGATTTCTTTTATATTTTTAAACTCATCTCTTATTGCTTTTTTTAATGATTCACCAGCATTTAAGTTTGATAACTCTATCTCTACGGGAGAATCATATAAGTCACTAACAATTGCTTCATTTACAACGTCTTCAATCGCACCATCTGCCTCTGGATGAAGAGCCATCTCACGATATCTACGAATTAAATCATGTTCAGTTTTATAAACACCTTCAATATCCAGATACGATCCATAAAATCCACTGGAAATATAATTATCAACCCCGTCCTGATTTGTTTTCGGGACAGGGGATATTACTGACGGTGATTTACTTTTACCATCATCAATAGAAAAACCAAACAGTTTAGCCATAGTATAATATTTTTACTTCTATTATAGCACTATTTAGGCGATTAGTTAATGTCCTCTCCACCAGCGTTAGCACCGTTACCTTTAATTGCTTCCCAGTAAAGAACTTGAAGTTCGACCTGAAACTCTTGAATTCCTTGAGCATCATAAGATAATTCAATAGGTGCAACCTGTGTTGGGAATACATCATAGAAATGATACTTTCTTAATGTCTCTCCACTACGATCAAGTTGGAATACAAATGCATCTGCCTGATAGTCCGCTGGATTAGTTGTACCAGTATTATCAGAAACTCTGTTAATTGTGTTCATCCACTTCTCAAAAGCAGATCTAATTGCAAAGTCTGTATCGTTAATAACTGTAATTGTCCAAGTGTCGAATGTACGATCACCTGCAATTTTTAAAACCCTACCTCTGAAAGGAACTTCAATCGGAGCAACGTTAGATGCAGGTAAGTTTGCTGCTTTGACTAAGAATCTTGCCTTATTCAAAATATCATTCAAACCTTCCACATTAACTGCTTGTGGAAATGCTAGTTCACATTCAAAGAGATTTGAACGTGCACCACCACCACTTAGTTTACTCTTGAAATCAGTAATCTTTCTTAATGGAGGTGGATTGAGTTGGTTTCTTGTAGCCATGAGTTGTTACTTCCTTAAGTTAATTAAATGTTACCGATTACTTCCTCAAAGGATACGCCAGTTCTTGTAGCAACAAAGGTTAGACCAATGAAGTTGATTGAACGTGCGGGTTTAATGAAGATATCTGCGACAAACTCATTATTGTCTATTACAGATGCGGTGTTGTTAGTTTCGTCACATATGACGACATAATCAAAGATTCCTCGTTTTGCTTGAGTATCACGAAGGAATGGTTCAACAATATTTACAAAGTTTGTTCTTGTAATCTCATCATTGAACTCAAATAATTGATCTCTAGCAGCAGCTGAGATTGCATCCTCAAGATAGATGAATAAACGACGAACGTTTATCCTATCGAATGCGGATGATTTTCCAAATCCAGTCTTATCACCAAACAAGATGATACCATCACCTGGTTGGAAAATTACTGGATTGACTCTGTTTGAATAAAGTGTATCTCTTTGAAGTTTGCTAGGATTGTATGCTAGTTTTACTGCATTGAGTATTGCACCTCTTGAGTTACCTGCTGGTGAGAACCAAGGGAATTGTGTTAAATCGTTTCTAGCACAAGTTCCTGCGATGTCTCCATTAAGTGGTACATAACGGAAGGTATCACTGAATCTATCGTACATATACTTGTACCCACTGTCGAATACTCCGTATGTTGTAGATGTGATTGGTGAATAAAAATCAACCACTGAGTTAGTAATTGCAGAATCACTATTAACTGTAACTGTCCCTACAGCACCATCACTAATGAATGTGTTTCTGCTTGGTGATATAAATGCTAAAGCATCCTTTCTTAGTTCAGCGACTGCAATAATTTTATTTGCTTTTGCTTGAACAGTTGATTTAGTACCAGCACCAGAACCCATGAGTAAGAAATCTACCTCAAAGTTTTCTGTATTTTCAAACAATCCGTAACCATCTGATATTTCACCAAGTGTTGCTGTTAAAGCACCTGATGCGGTAAGACTTGTTCCACCCTGATAGTTAACACCACCACTTAAGGTGTATGTGTTACTTCCTGAACCTGCGAATGAAATACCTTCAGCATCTTGATCCCATGCTATATCAGTCGCTGCAGCGTATCCAGTTCCAAATGACGCAGCGGCTACACCATCTGGTTGTGATCCACCAAATACATTTGTTGATGTATTATAAAGATATTTTCTCCAGTATGCTGTGCTACCTACTGAGTACTCAGCATCTTTTGCCTTTGATAATGAAACGTGCTTCTCTAAAATTGTTCCTGCGTTACCAGTAACTTCACCAGCACCATCAATTACAAGTACATGAATCTCATCAAATCTTGAGTTTCTTGATGCTGCATAGCTAGATGTGCCTGGTCTTTCAACTATTGAGTTCCAAGTAATTGTAGATCCAGCACCAGTCAATGTAAGTGTTTGCTCATTGAACCAGTCTATCGCTGATGCGATTGTTCCTGCATAACCTATTGTTGTATTTGCACCAGCAGTTGCAGTAATAATTCCAATAGAACCTGTTGTGCTAGTTGATAAACCAGCAACATCGAAACCAGTCTTGAATCTGTAAATTCCAGACTCTGTATAGTCTACAGCAGTTTCTGTTCCTGCAGCTGATACGTGAGATACTACTTTAACACCAAACTTATCGTTACCCAAATCCTGAGTTATAATTCCCTTTAAGAATCCATCTAAAGATGATGTTGATCCTGCACCTACTACAGTGGTTCCTTTTGGTATTGTTTGTGTAACTCCAAGTCCAACCATACTTGATGGTATATTTGTTACTGTTGCAAATCCAATACCTGCAGTATTGATTCCAATAATCTGATCTGCAAGACCATCAATTGTTGCTACTCTTATACCGTTACCCCATGAACCAGGATTTCTTGCTGCGAATGTGACACCAGTTATCGCATTATTATCGTACCCTAATTGATTGTAATGTTCTGTGCTTTTAATTTTGAAGCTAGAAGCAGAACCCGTGTAAGCATTTCTTAAATCAGTATCGTCTGCTCTTACCACCCTCATATTTCCACCATATGCTAGGTAAGAAGAGGCAACTAACCAATCTTCATAATGCTTGTCTGTCTCGTATGGTTGACCAAAGTTTTCTAACAGATCTGCTTCATCTGTTATTAAAACTGGTGTACCGACAGGTCCTTTAGCAAAGGGAGCAACAAGTGCACCAATTGATCCAGAGGTAGCGTCTACTCTACCAATGGTTAAATCAACCTCTCTAACTACGATACCAGGAGATGCTAAATTTAACGCCATCCCTTACTCTCCGAATCTCAGATTTATTTAAAATTATTTATTCAAAAGGGTATTTTCATTGGGGAAACAGCACATGAACATTACCAATCTGGATAATACCACTCCTTTTCTTTGTTATTTGATTTCCTTCTCTTTACAATTCTCTTTATAGTGCATATCTTACACTCATAAGAATAGGCAGATGGAATATCTCCTCTGCCTTTTCTAGTTAAATAATAACCATCAATTAGATCCTTTATTTCACCACATACTCTACACTTTCTCTCTTTCAGTAAAATATGTTCTAGATCAAATTGATCATCTAAATCCATTAGATACCATTCCAGAAATTGTCTACAGGTTGTGCATTTCTTGATGCTATGTATAATGCAACGTTACAGAAGAACCATAAAATATTTGTTACCCATGCTTGTCTCCAACAATACTTTCTATTTGTTTGCACAATAAAAAGTTCTTCTTCAGTGCCTGTATTTTTTATAAACTGTTCTAAGATTAATGAAATAACAAATCCTATAGCAAAGATATAGAATAGTAGATTTAAAAACCCTGCGTTAAAAAGTAAAAATGAAATCATCTGTAGTCCCACATGTAAGAGCGATCACCATATTCATCAGTATGCCATCTATCTCCTTCAGAGTCAACAAATGTTTCATCATCCAGACCATCTGATATAAAACCGAATGGAGCCATGTCCTGTTCGATTTGATTTTTTTGTTCCTCATATATCCTTTTTCTTATATCATTATCAGTCATCTCTTTAAAGTAATCCTGTGCAACTAACCATGCAAAAATTACAAGACACATTGCTAGATCATCGTTACATCCTTCTTCTGCCTCAAAAGAGTTATGTTTTTGAGCAAATGTTGTGAGTTCAGAAATAATCTCATAATCACAGGTCAGTAACTTATCATCTTCAATAAGTGTTTTTAAATTACTACAACCTAATTTTTTGACTGCTGCAGTCATTCTAACACCTAACTGAGACTTCTTACCTGAGAAACCTTGACCAACTACCTGACCATTTCTACCTCTCATCGAAGCCATCAATAGATTATCATACTCTAGATCATATTGCAAGATGCTTGCTACCTGATCTCCAATGTCATTTACCTCTATTAAAAGGAAAGCGTTATTATATCCCTTTGCAACACTGTGAATGATATTTGGAAACAACATAGGTTTGATTTCATTGTTTCGATATTTTGCAACTACTTTATATGGAAACTCAGTAATATCAAATACGATAAATGCCGAATAGTCATTTCCTAATCCACGAGCAACATCAACTGTAATCATGTAATTATGATCTTTTATTGAATCCTCATAGATATCTAAACCAGCATTTTTTGTTATAGGAGCATCATAAATTAAGTTTTTAAGTTTACTAGGTGCTATAAGGGTATTAACAGATCCTAGAAACTCACATTCAAACTCAACTTTAAACTGTTGTTCGGAAGTGTTTGCAATAGTCTGTGCTTTCCATGCCTCATCTCTACCAGGTACTTCATTCCAGTGAACGTCGGTAGGAATATAACCATTAGTTCCTCTTTCAGCATCATGCCACATTCTATAGAAATGGTTCATACCACGAGGAGTGGATACAATTATAACCTTAGTGCTTGTACCAGAAGAAATTGTAGGGTATACAGACGCAAAGAAATCATCTGCTACATGATTTGGTACGAAAGCAAACTCATCAAGGAACAGTATGTTGAAAGACATACCCCGAACCGCAGATGCAGATGTGGATGCTGCTAATATTTTTGACCCGTTATCTAATTCTAATGAACCTTTGTTCCATGCTATGATGCCCTGTTGCATCCATTTTGGTAAGTTCTCGTATGCAGTCTGCAATCTACCGAGCAGATCCATAGCAATCTTTGCTTTGTTCGCAAGAATTCCTATATTGATACTATCATTGAAGATCGCATAATGTAGAAGATAAGATACCACGGTAGTAGATTTACCAGTCTGTCTTGGCATCTTGCAGATATTAAACCTGTTTTCATGGAAGTTTCTTACAAGTTTTTCTTGAAAAGGATATAGGTCAAATGGAACTAAACCTTCATCAAGAGATACTATCTTTATGTATTTTTTTGCAAAATAAACTGGATCATCCTTACACTTTAGAAACTCAATGATATTCTCTTCAGAGAACTCAATCGGTGTATTTGCTTTTTTTAAATTAGGATTTCCAAGATATACATTATCAACCATAATAATTACTTCTTAGTTTTCTTTTTCATCGAGTTGATGAATTTTCGGTAGACCGCTGCCTCAGAGGTTTTACCCATTTCTCTTGCCCGTTGTTCCATAGCAACAGCAGCTTGAATTTTATGAGCATGAGATCTATTAGATTTCCTGATTTTTGCAACAGACGCTTTAGCAGTAGCAACGTCCTTGAAACCAAGTCCATGAATAGTTCCTTTAGGATTTTCATCTGTATATAAGTCTGAGTGTTTCTTTGAGTTTGCTGGTTGACCTTTTTTTCTAGGGATACGAGGATTTGATTCCTCATTCATTGCTTTCTCTAATTTATCTGCTTGTTTCGCATGAGTCTTAGATCCTTTTCTAAGATTTTTAACCAACTTCTTGATATATGGTTTATCTTTCTTATCTAATTCTTCTTTCATATCTTTACCATCAAGATAATCAGCAGCAGTATCTAAGTAATCAGATGCTTTAGTTACTTTTGATTGAACCCATGCTTTGAAGTTATCTTTCTTAAGGGTATGTTTCTTAATTCTCTTTGATGCGTTTGCAGCAGTCTTGAGTTGATTACGAATCATCTCTGGTTCATGATCCTTATGTTTCTCCTCTTCCATTGCTTGTTTGCGAATAGTTGCGAAGTAAACTTTCTTACCCTCTTCTTTACCATATTGCTTCTGCATACTTTTCTTCATATCAGACTTATCATACTTCTTCTTTAATCTATCATCTTTTCTTTTCTCCTTCTCAGTCATCTTTCTCTCAGGAATGTATTCATCCTGCATAACTTGACCATTTTTAGGAGTTATTAACTTTGATTTTTTATTAAGATCAAGATCTCTTGTATCAAAAGCTTTACCTACTCTTTCATTACCAACATTCTGTTTATCTAATCTGTCTGTGAGTTTTCTCTCCATATCAGAAATTTTTCTTTTGGGTTTATTCCTTTTATATCTTTTCGCTGGTTCTCCCTTTGGACGACCTCTTTGGGCTTGCATCATAGTACCTAAAGCACCGATACCAGTCATGATATATGGTGCTGCTTTTGTAACTATATTAGCAGCTTGAGGAATCGCTGCAGCATATTCTTGCACATATTCATCTTGCAATTTTTTAGGAATCGGTTGATTTTGATCAGGTAATTGTAGTTGTGGAATATAATCAGCTACGTCTTTCTGATTTAATTTTTTAATCTTTTTACTTATTTTTCTTGGAGCCATTGCAGTCATAGGATCCATAGGTGCTTGATCACCTACCTGAGTTACTTGTGCATCTGATTTAGTTAGATTTGGATTATCAGGTATTTTATTAGCATCAACTTCTGCTTGTTTCATTTTGCTTTGTCTAGAAGCAATCTTTGCCTTTCTAAGAGCACCTAAGAACTGAGATGGGTTCAACATTGCCTCAGTCATATCACCCTTTAACTCATTGGAAGCTGATATTGATTTCTTCTTACTCACTAGTAATCTATTCTGAGATGGTGTAAGTGGGACTTCTTTAGTTTTATCCTCTGGCTTCATGTTATCAGGTAAACCATACTGATTTCTAGATCCGCTTGGATTTATGATTATACCATCTAAGTAACCACCAAATGATTTTCCTGCTTCAGCGATGTGTGTTCCTTTCCAGACTCCATTACCATTTAATCTTGGTCTCATATGTGCAGGACCAATAATATCAACTATAACTGCTGCTGTTTCTCCATCTGAATTTTGAATTGTTTCAAAACTTTCTCCTACTCCCCCTGAGCCATTACCACCACCATTACCACCAGAGCCACCGTTACCATTTCCACTACCATTCCCACCGTTCCCATTTCCGTTAGAACTTCCGTTAGATTTGCCATTACCATTACCATTCTTTTTAGAATCCTCCTTTTCGTCTTCACGCTCTCTACGAAGATATCCACCAACTCCTCTACGGAATCCTTTAGGGATTGGTTTGCACTTGCTATCTTGGTAACAGTAATAGTGTCCTTCCTTACACTTCTTCATTGTAGCGATTATTTTTCCTCTTTATTATTTAGAAACCCTTTCTTTAGCATCTTTGAGAGTTCAGATGTAGAACCCACAAATAAAGCGTTATTAGTTACGTTATTAGTTTTCGGACTATCTTCATTTACGTCTTTAATTTTTTTCTGTAAATCCATCAACTTATCAGTTGTGTCTGCTACAGATTTTATAAGTTGACCTGCTACTTCATACGCTCTGGGACTTGCACTCTCACCTGCAACTTCCATTATTCCATTGATTGCTTCTTGACCTTTTTCTATGATTGAATATAAATTAGCACGAGTGTACTCATAGTCCTTTTCAATCTCATTAATCTTTACACGATCATCTTTTTTAGGACTTTCTTTTTTTATAGGCACAACATCAGGTTCGCTGATATTTAATGCTTTATCAATAGATTCATAGTTTTCCATTAGATATCACTTTGTTTTGTTGGACTGCGATCTCTACCATCATCAAAGAATTCAGATGTTTCACTGAATCCAAAGTCATCGCCTGGAACGATAAGTGCATTATCATTACTATCTATCACACCATCACTATTGTAATCTTTAGTTGCAGTTGGAGTTACAGTATATCTCATCTCTCTCTTAGCGTTTACAGTATCAACACTTGCATATTGATCAACAATGACTTTCTTGATAAGACCCTCTGGATTCTCTGCGATTGGTCCGTATAAGTATGTCTTTGCAACAAATTGGAACGTGTATATCAATGCTCTTCTAGTTGAAAAATCTCCCTCATAATCGTCTTGAAAAGTGACGTTGGTGAGTGTTATGGGAACATCTCTTTTTTCGCCAATTGAATCAATCAAATTAATTGTGATACTAAATGATGGTTGAAAAAATGGTAATATTTGCTCTACAACTTGTAATGCGTCATCATTAATTTTAGTAAGTAAACTTAATTCAAACCCAATATTATAAGGAACAGGCATGAAGACTTTCTTTAACTTATTGGTTGTATTATCTACAGCTTTGAATGTCTGAGTTATGCCTGATTTTCTAGTTGAGTCATAAGCAATAGAAGTCATCTCAAAAGACATTCTAGGTAATGTAATCGCAACCATTTTATTTAAATCAGGTTGCTGCTCTAATCTAGCGATAAATTTTGCTGCAGGACCATATGCTAAAGGGACTCTCTTTATATCAACAGTCGTCCCATCAGAAGTTTGATGTCTAACTTCCATGTTGTTAAACAATGTTCCAAAACCTATGATGGTTTTTCTAATAACTTCGTGATAAAAATAAGTCCCTAACATTAAAATAGTCCAAATGGATTTGATTCAGTGAAATC